GAGCTTTTGCAATTCGCTACGGTACTGCTTCGCCGGGTCCGCCTCGGAGAGGTTGCCCCACCACTGGATGGCGGCGTCCTCTTGCCCGCCGCCGTCGTCCTGGTTCCCCCCGAAGAGACTCAGATAGACGGCGTTTTCGAAGCCGTCCGTCAGCACGGGGGATCCGTTGACGAAGGAGATCTCGCCGCCGTCCGGCGTCTGGGTGATGAGCACGTCCATCGGAGATCAGGACCAGGGCACGGGGGTATTCGGCGGAACCGCGAGCGTCGCGACTCCGGTCGACATCCACGTGTGAATCCGGTTTGCGAGCGCCTGGGCGGCCGCTACATGCGTCGCGGGCTTGGGTCCGGAGAACTGCGCGGCGAAGCCGACCGGGCCCGCTGGCAGGGTGGGGACGAAGCCAGCCATACCGCCGCCCACGGTGACCGCGAAGGCAGCGAAGGCGCTCTCCATGCCGGGAGCAGCGGCGGGAGCTCCGAAGGCGCTGGTGAGCGCCCCTGCGAGCGTCGCCGAGGCCGCCGCGACCGTCACGGAGGCGGGGACGATGCCCGCGGCGTAGGACTGCATGGCGTTCGCCCAAGCCTGCGCGCATTGCGCGGACGTGGCGGGCGGATGGGCGGCGAGCTGCTCGAGGGCGGACTGCAGCGCGGGGACGGCGAGCGGCATCAGCCGGGAGTCGGCGGGCCGCTTGGGCCCATGCCGGTGGGGTGGAGGTGCGTCGAAAGCTTCACTGCAGCCGTGGCCGTCATCGCGGAGACCTCGCCGGGCGCCTTGATCTCGCCCGACTTGGTGATCTTCACGCCGTTGATGTCGAACGTGCCATCGGTGCCGAGTTCGAGCTTTCCGCCGCCCAGGAGACCCTGAATCACCACAGTTCCATCGGCCTTGGCCCAGATCTCGGCCGCGGGTGTTCCGTCGGGCTTGCGCGAATAGAGACGCTTCTCGCCGTCCTTCGCCTTCGACGCGTTCTTCGTGTCGGCGTAGCCGGTGACACGAGACGTCCCCGTGCCGGCGGAAGGCTCGAGAGCCGCGAAGTCGCCGGCCAGGGGAGGGGAGTCGTCGCCCGAATCCGCGAAGTGCTCCGCGGTGACGTTGGCGCCGCCGCCAGGATCCATGACGACGTTGACGACGGGCGCCCCTTCTGGAGTCGTCGTCCGCTCCACAGAGAGCACTTCGGCAATGCGACCCATCAGCGCGTCTTTTGGAGGGCGGCGATCTCCGGCTCCTCCCATGGGAAGAACTCGGGAAACTTGCCGCTGAAGGAGCCCGGCAGAACAACGCCGAGCGTGCACGTCGAAGCGTTGGGATCCTGTCGCAACGTGACCGTGCGGATGAGCAGCTCGGTCTCGAGGTAGATCATGGCTTTCGGGGCCGTGAGCAGGATCGTGGTGTTCGGGACGTAGAGATTCCCGTTGGGGTCGAGCATCGTCGGGAGTTCGACTTCCCACCCGACCATGTTGCCGAACATCCGCCCCATGTGGGAGCGGGCGGTTTCCTGCGCGTTGCCGCGGTCGGTATCGTCGGGCTTGAAAGAGCTGGGGCGAATCACGCCGTCGAGGAGCGGATTCTTTTGCGTGTACTTCGTGCCCTTCCGACCGCGGACGGTCGGCGTCCACGCGGTGATCTCGCTGAAAAAGTCCTGCGGGTTGAACTGCGGAGTCACTGCGATCACGGGCGGCAATCCGTCGAAGACGAGTTTCGCCACCGGGTGCCCCGCGGCGACCGGCTGCAGCAGGAGCAAGTCCCCGTCCTCGTCATCCGTCAGCATCAAGTCGCGCTGCTTCGCGAGCCCTGCGAGGAACGACTGGGGCTTGTCGCCGGGCTGCAGCGACATGCGCGCGAACTTCGAGCCCTTGGCGCCTCGTCCGCCGCGGCGACCGATACGGATCTTTTTCTTCGAGAACTGAACGTCCTGGACCGACCCGTCGCTCGCGATGTCCGCCTTGAAGCCGAGCGCTCCGCAAATCTTCGAAGCGATCTCGACGATGTCCATCCCGTCGAACTCCATCCCCCCGTCGTCATAGGCGGAGTTCGGCGGCTCGCAGTCGTCCAAGATCGCGGGCCGCGCGTAACAGGTGACGGAGACGGCGGAGCTCGAGGCGTCCGCCGCGGGGTTGACGTCCATCATCGTGCCAGTGAAGAGCAGCCCGTCCCCTACGAACACCTGCACCGGCGCGAACGAAAACGGTTTGATGTTCTGGCGGAACTCCTTTCGGTTCGGCTCGAAGGGGGTTTCGAACTTGACCGTGGAATAGCAGTTGACGTGCCGCTCGACCTCAACCGAGGTCCAGTGGTCGAATCGCTTCCCGTTGATCTGGAGCGAGATGCGCGGCTCGGCGCTCATGCCGCCTGCGGCGGGTAGTAGACGATCTTTCGAAGCCGAGGCACTTCGAGGATCTCTTCGCCGACCAAGTTGTTGGTTTCGATCAGGAAGTCGAGGTGGTCGTCGACGCTGCCATACAGCTGCGCCGCGAGGTCCACGATGGTTCGGGGACGGTCGAGCACGATCGAGCGCTCCGGAACGAGCGTGAAGGACGTCTGCACCAGGAATCCGGCGGTAAGCGCCGCGGCGGCCCGGATGGATTGCCCGGTCTCGCCGGTGTCGACCTGGCCCGGGATCACTCCCATCGCCGAGAAGCCGTCGTCCCGCCACGCCGTCGCGCTATCGAGCTGCCCGAGCACCGCATCCGCCGCGGCCATGGCCTGCACTCGCGTGGCGAATTGGTTGTTCCGAACGCTGACGATACTCCCCGCGACTGCGGCAGACGCGAATAGGTTCGCCGCGTGGAAGTCGTTCGAGATCCGGTCCGTGCGGAGAGCGAGCGCGCTGCCGGCGACGAGCGTCTGCTTCGGCTGTCCCGCCGAGGATCCGAAGATGCGCGCCGCAAAATCCTGGTAGCCCGCGATCCGGCTTTCGATCCCCGCCAGCGCCCGCGCGGGGGCGGTCACCAGGTTGATGCATTGTTGCGCCAAGACGAGCGGCTGACCAAGGAACACGTCGAGCCCGTTGTTCACGAGCGCCTGAGCGTCTCGGAACTCGCGGTTTACCGATGAGACCTTGTCCGATATGCCTTCGAGCGCTGCCGTCGCGTCCCGGAGGAACTTCTTGATCGTCGCCTTCAGATTGGCGACGTTCAGCGCGCTCTTGAGGTTCACCGAGTTGGCGAATTGCTGCGCAGCTGCGACGTTGAACCCCTCGAGCGCCGCGTCGATCTCGCTTCCGCCGCTCCGCAGAGAGGACGGGTAGAGCGCGGGAATCGACGTGGAAAAGGTGGTCTGGACGATCGTTTGATTCGCCGCCGTTTTCAGGTCGTCGCGCCGGCCGATGTCGCCGACCGGAACCACGTTGAACGTACCGTGGAGCGGATGCTCGAGCTTTCCGATCCCGTCCTCGAGCAGAGCGGACTCGAAGGCCGTCGCGATGCGGTCGCAGTCCTTACCCGAGAAGAAACAGACCATGGGATAGCGGCGCGCGCCGTACCCGTTCTGTTGCACGTATCCGTCGTTTACTCCGGGGAACTCGAAGACGGTGGTCCGCTTCGTGACCTCTCGCGTGAGGTCCTCGAAATCGAACTTGATCCGCGTGCCACCGGGTGACGTATAGGCGCCATCCTTGATCCGGTTCGCCCAAGACTGCTGAGCTGTCTTGATGCCAAGTAGCCCGGCGGCGCTGTTTGCAAGATCCGGCATGGTTCAGATCGTCGAGGGCGTGAGCTTGAGCGGGGCGCCGGTGTTCTTGCGCACCGCTGCCCCCGTGCCCTTGTTGGCCCACACGTTGATGTCGACGCTGTCCTTGCGCGGCTCGTCCCCCGAGTACTTGCCCAGGATCTCCGCAACGGGGCTCGCGACCTGCGGGGCGGGAGCAGGCGACGGCGCGGGCGACTCGGCAGGGGAACCCGGGGCGCCTCCACCGAAAAGGCTGAAGTGACCGATCTCGCGAACGGTTTTCGCAGCCCATTCGAGCTTCTCGAGGACCCAGGAAAACACGGACTTGAAGGACCCCGCGATGGTCTTCCACAGGTTCGAAAAGAACCCGGCGATCGGTGACCAGATCCCTTTGATGGCCTCGACCGCGGCCGAAAGCGTCGGAGCGACGAACGCCACGAAGTCGAGGAACACCAGCTTGATCGAGTCCCAAACTTCGACGAAGTAGTCGCGAACGGCGCCCCAGATCTCTGCAAAGAACCCCTTGATGGGTTCCCAATGCTCCATGACCCAGTGCGCTGCCTGCACGATCAGATCGAATAGTGGACGCAGGAGCCCGAGCGCGGGCGCGAGCATGACGACGATCAGTCCGACGATGAATTCGATCGCCGCCAAGAAGAAAGATTTCACCGGGCCCCAGAGTCCCGAGAGGAATCCGCCGACGGTCGAGGCGACGCGCGACGTGATATCTTTCAGCCCGTCCCAGACGCGCCCGAAGAACGCGGAGATCTCCGGCCAGAAGGCGACGAGCAGCGACACGGCGCCCACGATCGCCAGGGTCCAGAGGGTGATCGGGTTCGCCGCCATCGCGGCGTTGAACAGCCACTGCGCGGCCGCGGCGATCTTCACTCCCGCGGCCCAGGTCGCCCACACTGCGGCGAACTTTCCGATTCGCTCCATCCAGGTCACGATCTTACCGGCGTTCGTCGCGACGTCGTCGAGGAACTTTTCCACGCCGCTCACGATCGCCTCTTTGTTTGCCCCGACCCAATCCCTCATCTTTTGGACGAGTTTCGTAAGGCTGTCGCCGCCGAGGTTGAAGATGTCGATCGCCACGACGTCGACCGCATTGCCCAGCAGCTTCAGCTGATCGGTCAGATTCTGCATTCGCAGATCAGCCATCTCTTTGGCTTTTCCAGCGGCGCCCCCGAGTTCGTCGCGAAGCTTCGTGAATTTGCCCGAAGCAAACAGGTCCTTGAGATTGATCGCCGCTTTCTGCCCCCGCAGACCCACGAGTTCGGCGAAGAATGCGGCCTGTTTCATGTTCCCCCCGGACTTCTGGGAGGCTTTCTCGAACTGCGCGAAGATGTCGATGAGAGGGAGCATGTTCCCTTTGGCGTCCTGGAACTTGATCCCAAGTGCTGCCATTTCGTTGGCTGCGTCCCTCGACGGCTTTGCCAGCTTCGTCAACATGGTTGCCGTGGCCGTGCCGGCCTCCGAAGCGTCCATTCCTACATCCTGAAGCAACGCGACGGACGAAACGGCGTCCTCGAATGAAACGCCGAATTGCCGAGCCACAGGCGCCACGTTCTTCATAGACTCGCCGAGGCTGGTGATGGAGCTGTTGGTGCGAGCTGATGCGAGCGTGAGCACGTCTGCGACGCGCTCCGTCTGCTCCCTCGTGGTCTCGAGGCCCATCCCTTTTAGGATGTTGGACACGTGGCTGGCCACCTCTCCGAAGTCGGCTCCCTCAGCCGCCGCAGCGTTCAGAACCCCGCCGATGCTGGCCAGGATCTGCTTATTGTCGAACCCGGCCTTGCCCATGAGTTCCATGCCCTGAGCAACTTCCGTGGCGGAGTATTTCGTCGTGGACCCGAGTTCCTTCGCTTTCTGCGCCAGGTCTGCGACCTGCGCTTTTGTCATGAGCGACACGGCGCCGACGGCAGCCATGGCCTGCTCAAAATCCGCCCCTCGCTTCGCGGCCGCGAACAAGCCGGCGCCTGCAACCAAGCTGACTGCTCCGACAGCTGTCGCAACCTTCGCGAACCCGCCCGCGACCTTGTCGACGACCGAGTTCATCTCCGAAACGCTCTTGCCGGCGTTCTTCGCGAACGCGGCGACGCGAGACTGCATCTTCGCGACGGGCGCCGAGAACCGGTCCACCGCCTTGAAGATGGCTTCGATTGAGAATCGCCCGGCCATCGCTACTTCGGTTTCGTTCTCGAGTGCAGCTCCCCGCGAAGCCCCTCATAGAAGAACAGGATCTCGCTCATTGTGAGCGTTCGCGGATCCGGCAGACCGGGATAGTCCCGGCAAATCTGCAGGAGCATTTCACGGAACACGGGCATGACGGTGTGCCCGTCTTTGCCGCTTTCTTTCAGCGGAGGTAGCCGCGCGTCGCTCCCTGCGCGAACGAGCGGAACGGCTACCGTCAGCCCAAAAAAAGCAGTGCAATCGCCTGGCAGACGTCGAGGTCGGGCATGGGCATCGAGCCGAACCGTTGTGGCGGCTGTCGCGTGATGTCTGCCATCGAAGCGATCATCTTGGCGCTGTGGTGCCCCTCCTTGCGCTGATCCATCGCGAGGAATGCGGAGCCCTTGGCCATGTAGAAGGTGATGGGCCCGCCGGTGTCGACACGCGGCGAAAACACGGCCTGTCCGGCCTCGTCGATGACCAAGTTCCCTCGCTCGATCGCTCGGATGAGCTTTCCCTTTGCCGAGGCGAGGGACTTCTTGTCCTCGGAGTCGAGGAAAGTCGGGTCGAGCTTGTCTTCGAGGTACATCGCCGCGACGAAGCGTGCGAACTCTTCCTCGGCCACTTCCGTGGCCACTTTCATCGCGCCGTTCATTGCTGCGAGAGCTCCCCGCCGCCGCCGAGCTTGATGTCGGCCGTGGCGCTCGCGCTCGAACGCTTGACCTCTTCGAGCGGTAGGCCTTTCCCCTGGAACGTCGACCCGTCGGCGAACGTGGCGGTGATGACCACCTCCTCGTTGCCGTCGGTGATCTCCTTGAGGAACGCCTGGTCGCCTTGCGTGTCGTTGATCTCGACCTTGAGCCCATCGAGCATCCACGGTTTGCGGGTCTTCAGAATCCGCACCGTCCCGTTGCCGTTGGACTCGATCGAAACCGAAAAACCGCCGAGGTCGCGCCCGACGTCCGCATCGGCCGCGACCGCAAAGATGCGACCGCGGATCGTGAGTTCCTGAACACTTCCGCCTACTGCTGCCATTGGGATCTGTCCTCTGTGCTGGGCAGAAGGCGCAGCTGTGCGACCCGGCGAGCGCGTGCGCTCCGGTCGGCTTCAGTGCCGCGCCCTCAGCTGAGTTTCGTTAGCCGACGACCGCAGGGGTTCCGTACAGGAAGCCGAACTTCAGCGGCACGTCGATGATCTCGGCGTTGCCTGAGATCTGGAACGTGACGTCGAGGTTCAAACGCTTCGAGTTCTGGGTGTCGATTCCTGCGCTGATCGTCTTCTTCCCCGCTTCGGGGTCAGCGACGACCGCGTCGAGTCCGAGCCCGTCGAGTACCGCGGCCATGTCGGCGACCGCCATGCGCGGTTTCTTCGCCTTCGGATTCGTGGTCGGTTGCTTGTCCGGGATGAGCGGAGCGCCGGCCCACTCGGGAGAATTGAAGCGCAGCGCAGTGTTGTATATGCACTGCTGCAGCTTCACGATGTCGACCACGTAGCGATAGGCGGGGCTCGGATCTCCCGACGGGTGATAGAAGGTCACGACGTTCGCGATCTGGACCACTCCGTCGTTCACTTCGACGCTCGAACAACCCGCCTTGATCGCGAGGTCGCGCGTCGGGTAATCCCACTGCACGCCGTCCGCGCCCGGCACGATGCCGTTTGCAGACTGTCCGCCGTAGTTCACCGGGGGGTTGTCGTTCGCCTGTTTCGCGATTCGGGCGACCTGGCGGGCGGCGACGACGCAGGGGAGGTTGGGAGAGCCCGGGGCCACGAGCGCGGCGTTCACCCGGTCCGTCTTTCGCGCGTCCGTCAGAGCGGTGACGACGGCAACGTCCGTGTCGGTGTTTCCCGTGAACGCGACGAGAGGCTTGTGCACGAGAGTGCCCCATCGACCCTCTCCGAAGGTCTGCAGCGCGTCGAGGATCGTCGAATCCGTCAGGTCGCCACAGCCGTTGATGATCATCGTTTCCCAGACGTTGCCGATCTGGCCGAGGGCCGCGGCAATGCTGGGATTCACGAGGCCGCCCGTGGGCTGCGTGATCGCGTAGGTCACCCCGGGGTCGCCGTCGATGACCTCGATCTTGATCTTGTTTCCGGTCGCGCCCTTCCACTTCGCGGTGAAGTTGATCTTGGTGGCCGGGACAGTGATCAGGAACGTCGCGCCGAGTCCGAAGTCCGTGGTCCCGTCCGTGAGCGTGAACGAGACCCCGGCGATGGTGAACGGGGTGGCCGCGCCCACTCCAGCCGTCATCGTGATGGAGCTGGAGAGGACCACGCCGTCGGGGTCCGTCATGGTCCAGACGCCGCCGTTGGCGACCGCGGTGGTGACCTTCAGCGTGTAGATCCCGGGCTTCGCCGGAGCCGCCGCCGAGAGCACGGTGATGGTGCCGTTCCCCGTTCCCGTGAGAGCCGAGGCCGTCACGGTCCCATAGGCGTAGGTCCCGACCACGAGCATGCTCAGCACGCCCGCCACAGCGTTGCCCATGCCGCGGAGCAGGTCGGTGATCTGGGCGGCTCCGAGCGCGCCCTTGGGGCTCACGAACTGATTGGAGAGCACTCCACCGATTCGGAGCCGAGACGCCGTCGCCGCTGTTCCCGTTCCCGACGGGGTGACGTCGCCGGCCGCGGCCACACCGCTTCCATCATCGGCGACCGGGTAGACGTCGACCGGGATCGTTCCGACGCTGCCGTCGCCATTGAGCGGCTGCAGCTGCTCGACAATGGCATGCGCCGGGCTGCCGAATCCGACCTTATTGCCGCACATCGTGGGGCCGGTGGACTGAAACTTCGTCGTCGAGAACACTGAGGCGCTCGCGCCCTGCGCGATCACGGCAATGCGCTGGGGAAGTTTGGCGGCGTTCGAGCCGCGCAGATCCTTGAACTCCACGCTAATGCCGAGCACTCGCGCGACGGCTGATGCGTCTACACTCATGGGGAGACTCCTCTTGGTTTCGCTACGCGCCGAATGCGGCGGTCAAAATCACTTCGCCGTTCTCCGCTCGCTTCACCTTGGCGGTGAGCAGCTCGAACGCTTCGCCCTGCACTTGCGGGCTGAATTCATTGAACGAGACGGCCAGCGCGACCCGCGCCGCCATGACATTTTGGACGGGCGTTCTGTCGGCGTGGGTCGGCTGGAACATGTTGATCGACTGCGTCCACCGCCCCGCCACCGTCCCCTGCATGTCGAGGTACGTGTAGAAGCTCGACATCAGGATGTTTCGGACGAGTCGGACAGCGCGCTGAACAGTGCGCGCGGCGTCCTCATCTCCGCAGACCTGCCCGTTGGCTTCGTCCGACGAGACGCCATAGCCGTAGCAATCGATGTTAAAGACCCCGTCGGCTTGCTGCCTGGAAACGACGTTGCCTTTCGCCCTGTCGAAGCTCTCCGAGTCGAACCAGACATTTACGATCGGCGCCCGATCGATATCCGGGGTCTCCTCAGAGTCACCGATCGCCCACTCGCCCCACGGGTCCGCGCGTTCCGAGAAGATCCGCAGGCGCCACGGTTCGGGGTTGCGGCTCGCTGACTCGGCGAGCTGCACCTGATTCGTGACCTCGACGGCGAGGATCGCGGCGATCTGGTCGCGCACGAGTTCGGAGGTGTCGACCTTGTCGATGAGCTCCTGGATCTGCGCGACGAGCGGCATTCACTTGTAGGACTCGAGCGAGCAGGTCACGAGGCCGATCGCCCTGTCGGGATGCGACTCCGAGACCTTGAACATGTGCGGGTTGCCGAGGATGTCCGTGAACTCGACCGTCCACGGCTTGGACTTCGGATCGGCGATCCCTCGCGGGATGCCGATCCCCGCCGCCGTGAGCGCGGCCATGCGGATCGCGACCGACGCAGTCCGCCCGCTCACCATGACCCCCGTTCCGGGGTCGAGCGTCATGGCGACGTCGCTCGAGAAGCCGACGACGTCGGCCGTGTCGAGATCTGGAGACGTGACCTTGATGGGCCAACCGAAGCCGGCCGCGTCCTCGACGATGGTCGCGAGGTCCGCGGCCGCTTGAAGGCGGAGGCTCACGGGCGCTCAGACCTTTACGGTCTTCGTCGATTTGATGACGTGACCCCTGGCGATGAGGTCGCCGAGGGTTTCCTTGGGAGACCAGTCGCTCTCCGCGACCTCGCTGCCGCCGTCGATGACTCCGCGCAAACTCGTGAGCGACATTCCAGGCTTCACGATGAGAATGTCGACCACCTTCTCGGTGGCCTCCGCCGGGGGCTGCCCGGACTCGGGCAGCTCACCCGTTCTCGGCGCGCCGCTGGAAGGGGTCTCGTTCTGGGGGTCCTGCTGCCCGCTGGGGGGCTTGTTGTCTTTGGCCATGCTGTTCCTCGAAATCAAAAGCGAGAACGAGCAGGAGCGTCACGACGGCGCTCCTGCACGAGACTCACGTGGTGGTAATGCAGACGACCGAGTCGATCTGCGTCGGAATGGCGAGCGGGCGGGTACCGGCGGATACCTTCAGGTGCTTTCCGTCGGGCGTGAACCACGCGAAGCGAGACAGATCGATGCTCTTCGCGCTGTTCGAGATGCGACCCGGCATGAACGGCATGGCGCGCGGGTCGGCCGTGGCAACCCGCGGAATCGCGCCGAAGACGACGTCGAGCCGCGATTTCGTCGACTTCATGATGATGTTGTCGTCCGCGACGTATGGCGTAAGCACGCCCGTCTGCGGATGCTTGTACCATCCGTCGTACATCCACATGTCCATCAAGTACTGCCCGACCCAGACGCGCCCCATGAAGGTCGCCCCCTCGCCGCGAGAGGCCGGCGCCAGCTGCGCCATTCCCTGCGAGTTGTTCGCCGAGAACACTCGGGTCTTCACATCGGCGTTCGCGAGAAAACGGCGGATCGCTGTCTTGCCGAAGATCAGCTGGTCCATCTGCGCCTTGCCGTCGCGGCGACCGATGATCGCGGCGTCCTCCAAGTCGTTGAGCGGGGCGCCGGTCGACCCGTTCAAGGCCCACGACGTCGCGATCGTGATCTTGTGGGTCGACTTCATGCCGTAGTCGAGCGTGTACTTCACAGCACCGCTCGAATCGATGCACGAGACCACACCGGTCTGCAGCGCTTGGGCGCACATGAGCTCGACGGCTCGGGTAATCTTACCCTCGCACTTCCGAGTCACGCGGTCGGCTTCCGCCAGCGCGTTGCGCGCATAGACCGGATCTTGAAAAGGATCCTCTCCCGCGCGCCGCTTGATGAGCTTGTAGGCGTTGATGTCGCCCTCTTCGTCGAAGATCGGGGGCGTGAATGCCTTATTTACGTAGGTCGTCGCCTCGTTCTTGTTCGCATCGACGCTCAGGTCGGTGAGAACGACGGCGATGTCTTCGTCGTCGCGAACGATGTCGATCTCGACCTTTTCCGACTCGAAGAAGTTCTTCGGCGGGGTCTGGAACATGCCGGTAAGAAACAGGGGGGCAGGGGACTCCTCGACGTACATGTCGATCATCCGCGCAGTGCTTGCGTCACTCATGACTTTTTTTTCCTCGTATGGTTGGGGTGCAGACGGCGCACCGCTGCACTCCCGGGAAACCGCGCTGCGCGCGCCCGAGTGCTCGGTGGGCTAGCTTGTATGTGGTGTGTGCTGCGGCGCCGAAAACCGTTTCCGGGCGCGCCGCAGCTTGCGGTCAGTCGAGCTGCGTGACGTTCTGCGGAATGATCCCCTTCGCTCGGAGGAGATCCGCGACCGTACCGTCGATGTTGCTCGCGTTCGCGTCGGCGTCGATAACCAGACGGCTCTGATTGACCTGACCAGCGATCAGGACGCGGACCGGCACGTCACCGGCGCCCGCAACGGAAAGGGGATAGGTCAGCACCGCGCAGGGGATACCGTTGCCTGCGGTGACACCGCCCTTCACATACAGGCGAAGCTTCAGCGTAGACGTGTCGCGCGCGAGGATGGTCCCCTCGAGCAGATCGTCCGCGCCGGCAAAGGTGAGGAGCTCGTCTCGAAAGGCGCTCTCGCCGATGACGAGGCATCCGTAGTCGATTGTCGTATTGGTGATGTTGGGCATTGGTTTTCCCTTTCAGAATGGAGTGAGGGGCTCGCGTCAGACTGCGACTTTGCCCTTGCGCTCCGACTCCATGAGCGCGACCACCTCGTCTCCGAGGTCCTTCGCTACAGCGACGGGCTTCGCGTTGTCCGCGGCGGCTCCGGCTGTTTCGCTGTCGGTTTGCCGCGCCGTCCGATCCGCCCGGTTGATACCGGCGGCCAGGTACTTCGCGGTGATGGTCTGCGTCATTTCGGCGCCGTCGTTGATCGCCGCAATGGCGGTCTTCATGTCGCCGGATGCATCGCCCAAAGTGAGGTGAGCGGTGACCCGATCACGTTCCTTGGCGACTCCCTGTTCGAGCACCGCCGAATAGACCTCCGGGTGCTGCTTCTTGAGCAATTCGATATCCATGTTTTTCTCCGTGGCAGCCCCGCCAACCTCGGCGGATGCGTCGATGGGATCCGATTCCTCGGACGGTCCGTCTGCGGGGTCGACTGGTCGCAGCGCCGCCTTTGCGATGCGGTCGATCATCCCGAGTTTCTTTGCCTCTCGCGCCAATACGACGGCGCCGCGGCCGAACTTTTCATTTACCTTGTCGGCCGTCGTGCTGCGTCCGTGCGCGATTGCATCCACGAACAGGTCGTGGATGTCGTCGAGTTCTTTGCGCACGACAGCTTTGCCCTCGTCCGTACGAACGTCCGGGCGCTTGTTTGGCGCTTCCGTGCTCGTGACGTCGACGACATTGTCCGAGACGAAGTAGCGGGCGGCGACGCCGATGCTGCCAAACTCAGCCGCCTCGTTCGTTCCCTCGATCTTTCCGGCGACGCTCGCGAGTGAATACGCGGCAGAGCAGGCTTGCGAGGCAACGACACTGAGTGCCTTCGGGAAGGCGTCGAGCGCAGCGATGCAGTCGAAAAGCCCATGGACGTGGCCGCCCGGGCTGTCGACGTAGAGCACCGCCCGTTTGATCGTCGGGTCCGCGGCCGCGATGGCCAGGGCCTGTTGGATCTGCTGGTAGGTGGTATTCCCGCCGCCGAAGAGCCATGCGAAGAAGTCGGGTTTCTGCGTCAGCGCGCCCTCAACGCGGATCTCTGCGACGTCACCGGCGATCTTGAGGTTGCGCGGCATGCCCTCTGCGGTGGGCGCGCTGCGCTCTTCGTGTTGCAGCTGCTGCTCTGCTTTCAGCACGAATCCGCCGGCCATCGCCCGCGACATCGCCTGAAAAATGTCTTCACGAATCAACCAAGCCATGTGGATCTTTCAGGCGGCCTGGGCGTCTTCGCCGTCGTCCGCCGGTTCGGTGTCGTCTTTGCCCTCTGCGTCGGCCTTGGACGGCGCTGGAGCAGGCGGCATCTCGAGTTCAACGAGTGACTCGTTCGCCTCCGCGAGCTGCTCGTTCTCGAGCTTCAGCTTCGCGACGTTCTTCGAGTACTTCGTGCCAGTGAGCTCGCGCGAAGCGCGGTCCCGAGTGATGAACCCTTCGGCGACCATCTCGGTGTATCCGCGGACGAGCTTCGACAGGTCCACGGCCGGTTTGATGTGGCCTGCCCAGTCACTCGCCACCCATGCCGCGAATTCCTCGCGTCGTGCTGGGTCCCTCCACGCATCGAGCAGCCCCTTCGCCTCGAGCATCTGCCGCAGCGTCTGGGCGATGAGCCACTCGGTATAGATCGGCTGGCAGAATCCGTCTCCGAAGTCCGTTCGCACCCGATTGAGGTGCATCTTGAACTCGTTGATCGCCGCCTGGCTTGCGCTGTAGTTCGACCCGAAGGCGAGCAGCAGAATCTCGGGAGGGATCCCGAAGTGCCATGCGATGCCGGCAAGGATCGCTCGCTCGAAGTCGCCAAACTTTTCGTCCGTCCCGTTCGACGGGTGAGCCTTGATCGTCTCACCGACCTGGAGCTCGTCGATCACGAGGCCGGGGATGTATTCCGCAGCTGCGTAGCGACGCGGAACGCCGTCGCTGGATACGGTCGTCGCCTGGCCCTTCAGCGTTGCGCCGGCAGTGAGCGGATGCGAACCGGGCTTGTCGACCGCCTTTTCGACGAACATTGCCAACGTCGAGTTGACGGTTGCTTTGCGCTGCGTCGAGTCGCGATATCTGTCGATCTCCTTCAGGGCTTGCAGAACGTGAGCAAGCATCGGCTTGCCGCGCACCGCATCGACGCGGTTTTCTCCGCCGTAGTAGAGCCACGCAAGGCGCCGGCCCGACTTCTCGCCATACGCCGGCAGCCGCTTGAATTCCTTTCGGAAGGACCCCGGGACGTCTTGCAAGATCCAATACGCAACGTGCCGCCCCTGGGCGTCAATCTCCACCCCGTTGTCGATCTTGGTGCCGTTCTGGAAGACGGGCTTCAACGCAGGCGTCTGCACCGACTCGCCGGAGATGAGCTGGATTCGTGGGAGTCCCGTTCGCTGGTCCTGCCGAAGAACGACTAGGACGTCGCCAGCGATGAGCGCCTCCATGCGAGCGAGCGCCTGCAGCGCCCCGAACGTCAGGCGCTCGTAGTGGTCACAGAGTTTCGGATCCGTCGCCCAGACGGAGAAGCGGACCTCCGTCGACTCGGTCCAGTCCGAGAGAGAATCCTTCTCGAAACCGAGCACCGTCTCTTCGGGAGTCGCCTCGAGATGGAGTCCGGTATTGATCTCGTTCGTGACGAGACGTCGGATGATTCCGCGCGCGTACTGGTTCGTTTCGAAGAGCTCGACCGAGCGAGCGCGAAGCGTCCAATAGTCCGCGGTGAGTAGCTTGGTCGGGCCAAACCCACCGGGCCACTTATCGCCGTCGTCCCAACGCGAGACGATCGGCGCCTGGTAGCTGCCGAGCGCGGCGACAGGAGTCACCGGCGCGACAGGATCCGTCGGTTCAACGGGCGCGGACGCAGGGGCGCTTCGGGAGCCACGCCCATACAGGACATCGAAAACGTCCTGTTTCTTTTTTCCGAAGCCCCACATCACCACCCTGGAATCACGCGAAAAGCTGTTGCCTGGGCGCCTTGCGCCGCGGCTAGTTCATTCTGCTGCTCGGCAAGAAGAGTCCGCATCGTCTTGAGCGTGGACGTCATCTCGGCAAGGTTGGCTTTGCTTACCCACTGATCCGTTTGCCCCGTGTTCAGCTTGTAGGACTGCGCGCCTTGCGCGAGAGCGAGGATCGCGCCCTCGTAGGCGACGATGATCGTCTTCGTTGCGGCGATGCGGTCTTGAATCCAAGCGACGTCAGCCATTGGGAACCGTGAAGAAGAGCCGCTGCTGCTCATACTGATCGAAGAACTCCACCCAGTTCACTGATGCTCGCTCGAGCTGCCCGACGTGGGCGTTCCATGCGAGCATATCGAGCCCTGCATTCGCGTAGATGAGCAGGTCCCAGAGTTCGTTTGCTGCGCCGGATGGGCGCACCCAGTCGAAGCCCTCGCGCCGGCCCGTGGTCTTGCTAACTCGCTCTTTCTTCGTCTCGACGGTCAGCTCCTTCAGCTGCCTATCCGTCGCGTCGAGTGGCGCATTGAAGTGTCCGTGTGGCTGGAGCCCTATGCCGCTCCATTCGCGCCGAAGGGCCGAGGCCCATCGATCTTTGTAGAAGTCGACCGTGATACCGAAAGCTCGAGTCCCCATCGGAGTCACGAACTCCGAGAACTCTTTCAGCGCGGCGCTTTTCGGGGGCGCGTCGCGTCCCTTCACGGGGAACACACCGCTTCCGAAGCGATCGGAGAATCGATAGACGTCGTCGGCTCGATATCCGGAGTCGATCAGCGTGAGCGCGATTCGGTAGAGTTTTCCGTCGTCAGAGCCGTACTCTTTCCCGAGCACGAGATCTTGCAACCTGCCCCACGTCAGCGGGTTGTCTAGTTGTTCGGTGGAGCCCTCGAATCGCCAGTAGTCGACGAGGAACGCTCGGCGATCACGGCACCACCCGAAGACGGACACGGCGAGGTTGTCCGCGTGCACATCGACCGAGCACGTCAGCAGGAGAACCGGGGATCCGCAGAACTCGGCGGCAAACTTGTTCGGTACCTGCCCGTAGAAATACTCCGCGCGGCGATGCGCCGAAACCGCTTCGAAGCGAACCTTTTCGCCATCAATGCGGTACGATTCCCCGAGGTCGTTGTTGTAGAAGACCTGGAGCTTGTTCGTGTCCTTCGGTTTCGCGCGCTCGACGTCCCACGCCTCGAGCCACGCGAGCGCAATCGCGTCCCACGTCCGCATCCCCACCGGGGAGTACAGAGCGCTGAGGTGGTAGCTTCGGATGTGCGGACCTTGCGGAACCGCTGTCGGACGCCACTCCGCGCCGTGCGCCGGTGAGAGCAGCCGGGTCTTGTCGTCGTTCGTGTGCGGGTGGCTGCACTCGACGCAGAGGTAGCGGACGGAGCCGGGGACGAGGCGCCCCTCCTCGAGCTCCCACGTCAGCCCGGTGACGACGCCCGTTTCCCGGTTCTCATGCCGGAATCGGAGACGCTGCGGAGCGTTGCACTTGAGGCAACGAACGAAATAGTAACGCTGGTCGCCGCGAAGGAAGCGATCCTCGATCTTCGATTGCCCTTTGATGGTCGGCGTCGAAGCGTCGAAGATCTTCCGCGTGAGCTCGTAGCCGGAGGTGCGCGCCTCGAATACCTTGAGCGGGTCTCCGTCACTACCGATGACCAGGGGCCATCCATCGATCTCGTCTCGTGCGAGAAAGCGAATGGAAGCGGAGCGCCCTTTGGCTGGGTTCTTCGCCCCGGTCGGGATGCAGTATCCGCCGCCGAGCCATTCGAGCTTCTTGTCGGTCTTCCCGGTCTTTCGACTGTTGCTCTCGTCGGTGGACCGAATCAGGTGATCGAGCCCCGACGCCTGGAGCATCGGGATGATGTTGATTTCGAGGCGAAGCTTCGCGAGTTCCGCGTCCGCCGTGACGAGCATCACGGGGGCCGTCTTCACCTCGGCGATCGTGTACCCGAGGATATTCTCGAGCACGGCGACCGTGGCGCAGATCTGCGCGCCCTTCTGCAGGGCGACCTCGCGGATCGGAGACGCGACGTCGAAGCAGTCGACGACCTCACGCAGGTACGGGCAGACGTCCCACGAGAACGGCCCGGGGAGGGCGGTCACGCTCGGAGGCAGGTACCGGCATTGCTCGGCCCACTGACTCGGGGAGAGCGTCCGGATCTCAGTCGTCAGCCCATCAAACTGCTCGGCAAGCCAAGCGTCGTCACTCTGGCGCTGCATCGGACATCTTCCGGAGCGCTCGAACGATCTTGCCCTTCAGCGGAGTGATCTGGGTGCTGATGTGGTCGCGAATCGACCGCTCGATTTCTTCGAGGCTCGCGCCGGCCTTCACCAGCGACGTCGTGCGGCTCGCGATCGTCTTCGGGGAGTCGTTCAGCAGCCGCCGGAGCAGGCCGTCGATGAAGCCGAACACGTGCGTCGACACGAGTTCGCGCGAAATCAGTCGACCTTCGGTCTCCTCGTTGTCGAGGTAGTTCTTTCGGGCCCGCTCGCGCTTCTCGTGCGCTTCGAGGATGTCCTTGAAGGCTCGGATCGTCCCGAATTGGGTAACGATCTCGTGCAGCGTCCACTCGGCGAGCTGCTCGGCGTAGCCCGACTCGCTATCGATGCGGGGGACCACCGGCGCCCCGGGGCGACGCTTTTCCGCCTTCTCGTCGGGCGCCGTCGGAGCGCGAGGAGCGGACCGAGGTTTTTTCGCGGGCTTGGTCGGAGCGCGGTCGGCCTTGGCCTTCGGGGGCTTCTTGCCGGCGGCGAGCCAGGCTTTGACCTTCGGGTGGTCCAGGTCGACGCGGTCGTCGACACGCGCCTCCGCGGGCAAGCCCTGGCAGAATTTCGTAGCGGCCGCCCGCGACACGCCGCGCAGGCGTGCCAGGTCGGCCCTGGACACCAGCCGGGGCATTTGGGGGGTTCGGAGCCGCGCAGCGGCGTGTTAACCGGCGCCGCGGTTAACACTGGTCCGAAAAGTCGATTTTGCGAGAGGGGCGCGGTGGCGAATCTAAAC